AACTCCGTCCTCTTCGACAATGCCACCGATGAAGCTCTTATCGAGCGACACAGGGCAGTATTTGTGATACACAATCACGGTTGAGGAATTGTACTCACTACGATGATTTCCTGAACCAGAATGAGAGTAGGACCTGTCGAATTTACAAGGGGATAATAAAAGGGGTTTAGAATAGGTTTCTTTACCCCACTTATCCTCTCCAGTTGACTTCTTGATAGTCACAGAATCAGGTAGCATTCTTTTATCTATCATAATCAACCCTCACAAAGCCAAATCCAGCCATTCTAAGCCAGTTTTCCGTGTCCTTGGATAAATTGTACCGCTCAGCCACTGAAAGCGAGCCTGAGTCATTCTGTGAGCCTGTGCGATAGCTTACCGACGTCCGTCCGACTGACATACTAGCAATAGACTGCTTGTCCTCTGCGGTCATGACTCCTGAACTGTCTAAATAAGCTATCTGATAAGCCATAGCGAGCTTGACTGCCCTTTTTCGTGCTTCGTTGTCACTATCAAAACTATTCAAGAAATAGAAATCTCTTGTAAATGCATCAATAGCGAGCTTAGCACGTTTTAAAAGCTTGTCAAAATCGCCCTCACACTCAAAACCAAGCTCAGTGAACTCTTCTTTAGTTAGATAAGACATCAAATCACCTCCTTAAAAGGTGGATGTCTCCACCTCAACTAATTCCTCGTCTTCCTCAACGAGTTCTAAACAATCAACTAGTGCGTTGATTTCCTGCGCTTCGTATTTATCCAGGTCATATACCTGACCTTTATCAAAATGACGGTCAGACTTAGCGAGGTAAACATTCAGCTTAGCCTGATACTTAGCCATTCAATACCTCCAAAAGCTCGTCTTTTGTCTTGTTTGAATAGCCTTCAAGCCCTCGCTCTTTAGCAAGAGCTTTCAGCTCAACCAATGTAAGGTCTGCAAGTTGATGAGTGGCAAGGAGCTCTTCGAGTTCTCCCTCGTCAATCACTTCTTCAAAGCCATCAGCAACTAGTTGTGCTTCAAGCAAGCTACCTTCTTGGACTGTGTAGACCTGGTTCAGTTTTTCATATTTCTTCATGGATTACCCCCCTTTTACTAGGCTTTGTGAGAAACGTAGATACCGTCTTTCTTAGTATCAAGGACAAAGAGGTCGTGATATAGACGGTTTTGATACAAGTATCCGTCACCTTCGGTATGTTGACCAGGAGCGAACAGATAGATTGAGTTGAATTTAGCCTTAGCAATTACTGCTGGCTTAGCAACGATCAAGAAGTTAATGTTTTTACCATCTGAAGCCTTAACAAAGCCTTCAGTGAAGTCAAACTTAGTCTTGAAGCGTGCATCGTCCCAAACTTCGATAAGCTGAACTCCATCAAGCGAAGTGACGCGAGTATCAATCCCTTGAGGTGACGTAGTAGCGATTGAGCGTGTGAACTCTTTAGAACGTTCCAAGAAATCCATCACTTCGCTAGAAACATACATAACGATGTTCTGAGCTCCATATTTACGAACTGGCAAAAGGGCAGCTTTCAATTTGGTGTAGATGTTTACTTCTGATAGGTCATCTTCAGACTTGAAGTGGCTGTTTGTGATAGCTTCTGTAGCAATTTTAGAGAAGCGATAAGCATCGACTTCTGGAGTTGCGTGTTCAGTGATGAATGTGTTAGATACGTTTGCAGCTGAAAGTTCTTGGTTCGTTTCGTCAACGTCTGCAGCATCTACGAAGAACTCGACATCACGGTCAAATCCTAGTGTGTAAACTTTCTTGTCGTTTGAAACTGTACCAGAGTTGTAGCCTTTAGAGCGAGTGTGCGCTTTGTAGCCAGTCACTGAAATTGTAGGCAACTCGAAAGACTTAGCGCCCAACCAGTTTACTTGTGGCGTTTCCAAAATACTTGTGAGTGCGCCTTGCATCAATTTCTTTTCGAAGGTGCCTTCGTGTTTAGTGATGTAGTTAATTGTCATTTATCATTCTCCTGTTAATTATTTAGTCCGAGAGCCTTCAAAAAGGCATCTTCTTGATTCGTTCCAGCCGTTGGATTTCCTCCGGCCGAAAATGTCGGCTTCTTCTCCTCAGATTGCTCTGTACGACCAAACTGAGGGTATTTCTGCAATACTTGGCCGATAGCATCTTCAATAGACACATCATCGGATACCAAGCGATTAGATAGAGTGATGACGTCGTCCACAGACTCAGCATTCACTCCCAAAGTCAGAGCTGACAGTTTAGCTTCAAGAAGTCGTTGACTTGATAAAGCAGCTTCTAACTCTTTCTCTTTAGCAGCAAGCGCTTCTGACTGTTTCTCAGCCTCGCTCTTTTGTGAATCCTTCCACTCTTTGAGCTGTTGGAGCCCTTCTTTAGCACTCTTGATGTCCTCAAATCCTAGGCTTTTGAAGATTTTCTCTTGTGCTTTCTTGGCTTCTTTAGCTACAAGACCAGTCACCTCATCTTGAGTGAATGTCTTGACGGGTTGTTCTTGAGTTTGTGACTCAGTGTTTTCTCCAGCATTGACTGGCTGGTCAGTTTGTGCTTGAATGTCTTCTGGCATTCTTCTGTCCTCCTAAAATTAGGTAATATCTTCCGTTCTTTACCGACTGCGGATAAAGTCAAGCAAAAAACCGCATCGAATCCGACACGGTTTATAGTGGTTTATTGTATAAAAAAAGCACTTAGAACAATCTAGGTGCTAAGCTGCTGAAATACTAAGGATCTCATCCTCAAAATACTCATAAAGAGTACCGTCGACATCCAAACCAATTGAGTCGATTTCCTCATCGTTGTCATCTTTGTTGCAGTATTCTTGGACAAAACCTGAAATGATTGAGCCGTCTTTAAGCACAAGTTTCACGTTTTGTCTTAAAAAAGTCCATAATTTCATGGCTTACCTCCATACGTTGGGACAATGTGTGCCCCTGTCTTTCTATAATGTATCCTAAAGCTATCAGTTTCAAACATCTCGCCTGTTTGTTGGTCGATATACACACCAACCTTGCTATTGTGTTTTATGATCTCTTTTTTAGGAATGTAGTCAGGGTCTTCTTTATACAAGAATTTCCCTGTGCCTGAATAACGTTTAATAAGCTCAGCAGCCTCATCCATTGATATTGTCAAATAGCTTGGCTCAATCTGATTGCCATTGGCTAATTCAGTTTCAAGTCTTCTGTACCATTCGTTAGTACCTTTAATGTGTTCAGCTTGTTTTTGCTCATTGATTTCTGCCTTAATTATACCATCTTTCACAGCGTTTGTGAAACGTTTTCGCATTTCTTTTTGCTCTGCTCTGTGTTTCTCCAGCTTTTCAAGTTCTTTTCTGACTTTTATCTCTTTCTTCGCTTTGGTATAAGGGTCATCATAGTATTTCTCCTTCGCCTCATCCCGTTTCAGGAATAGGTGCTTGTCGATGTAATCTTTTAAGGCGGCGTTTTGGGTGCCTATCTTACTTTTGTACTTGTCTATCAGTTCTTTATCGCCCAATTTCTCAGCAACGTGGAGCTTTTCCTTGTTGGCTCTGATAGACCGCTCTAGCGCTCTCTGTTTAGCTTCTGCGTTGGCGTTCTCTTCTGCTTGTTTAGGTGTAACCGAATCGACGTCCTCGCCTAAATCAGGCTTGTAGTTCGCTCCTGGAATGAATGGTGTGATCATATGTCCGCAGTTAATACCAAGACATCCTCCAGGTTTACCATAACCGTAGTCATCCAAAGCTAAAATCTTCTCGCCATGCTCGGTTCTAGCGTGACCAGTCGTGACTATCTGGTGTTGTAAAGGAGCGCACATTTCTCTCGCTGATGCCTTTTTTGAAAAATAAAAGGTATCAATGCCCAACTCTTCAGCTGGTCTCGTTCGCATTTCTCGAAACGTTCGATAGGTTGTCGTCTTAATAACCGTCCGTGCGTAGTTGTCTATCTTCCAGTTACGCCCAGCGCTATCTTGGAACCCTTGAAACCCTTTCTCTTGCCACTTCATGACAGTATCAGAGATGGCCTTATCAGCCGTAGAGAGCCCTGTAACCACTCGAGCGACAGATTGTTCAACAATTCCTTGATAAGCGCCTATGACAGCCTTAGGAAGCGTTGTGTTGATGAGATTGTGGAGTTCGTCGACTGCTTGATTGGCATAATCAGCAAGAATTTCTTGAATGTAATTATTACCTCCCAGGGATCCACGGCCTAAATCCTCCATGAGTTGTTGTTTCGTGTCTGTGTAGAGCTTCAGACCTTCATTCTCGACAATGTAGCGTAGTTGCTCCTCAGCTACACCCGAACGCTCAGAGATTATTTTTAGGTTTTCCTCGTTCAAAATGTGCATCTGTTGCATCTTCTCGAGTTGCCAGATGTACGGTTGCTTGTCAAGATAGACCGTGCCACGTTCCGTCACACGTTCGACCACGTTATCAAATAAGTCCAAGGCTAACTGATGATAGATGTCTGCGATATTGCTTGCTTGAAGTAGCAGTTGCTCGTCATTGAACTGAATCGGTGGTCTCTTGTTTCCTTTCATTTAGCATCCTCTCTAGCCTTGGTATTGAGCTTTTCATAAATAACTTGGCAGGGTTTGGAGCTAACCAGAAAATCCTTGAAATTAGGTTCATTTAATCACTCCCCGTAAATATCAATGTCTTGTTGACTTCGCTGACTGTTGGCCGTGTCTATCGTCTCCTGGTTGATTACCTGAATCATATTCTTAGCGTCAACCTCAGACATATTGAATGCCTTCTGGATAGCGTGAGCCTTGCTGACAATGCCACTGGCCAAAGCCTTGGTCCAATAGTCAAGCTCATTGTTCTTGTCAGTAAAGACTCCATCGTCCAGATTGATTGCAATCTTCTCCATTTGAGGAATTGTACCGCTATACAATCCGTAAAGACTGCCAAGCTCACAAATCGAGATAATCAATTCTTTCAAAGATTGCTCAACCAAGCTGACAATACTGTTTCTCATCTGATAAGTATCAGAGTTTTCAGAAACGACCTCTGTCGCAGTCTTCAAGCTTTGACCGTCAAATGTAAACATCCCAGCTGATACACCTAAAAGCATTTCAAATAGGCTCAAACCTTCGTTAATGGTCTTGATGTAATCATCTGCTCGGATTGCAGTTGTTAGGTCTGTGATGCTTCCTCCGTCCATGTCGCTAGTAGATAAGCGTAAGTAAACATTCTGCTCTGTATCAAAACGCTTGACAAGCTGGACATCTCCGTCTTTATTGACCATGCGAGTCTCTGTGAGGTTCTCAGGAACTGCGACTCTGCGTTGTCCCATCTTGACTTCCCACTTAAACTCGTCGTAAGTGGTGTTAATAAAATCAATCGTGCTCTTGGCATTATCGAAGATAGACAAACCTAGCGGGCTGTTAATATCTTTGTTATTCATGCCTGGAGGTTTAAGGTAAGAAAAAAGCGGTCTTGTTAGACCGTTTAGTTCAACTTGTTCTTCTAGATCCTCGTAGACTTCAGCAAGGGGCACACGGTCGCCTACTACCTCAGAATTCTCTGACTTGTAAAGTTCGTTACTGATGATGTATTTCCCATCTTTCGCCCATTCGTGAAATTCAATCAAGGTATAGTAGATGCTCTTCTGACCTGAAGCCTTAATCGTCTTAGTCACGATAGCAGCGCTTGAAATATCTTGCGTGTTAGATTGAAGTGGTAAAAAGACTGGCGCTTGGATGAATGATACTCTCACTCGTCCATTATCTACATAGGGCCTCATAGCAAGACCTCCAAGAGCTAGACAGCTCTCAAGGTAGCGCTCAAAATTCTTGTTAAAGCGATCATTCTTCAATGTTTCTTGAATGAATGCATTTGCGTCTTTATCGTCTAATTTAATTGAGGCTTGTTCATTAAAGACCAGACTAGCAATCTTCTTAGCAGCGGTCCGAGCGATTGGCAAAACAGTCATTGCTCTCTGTTTCCTCATGCCGTCCGTGTTCGTGTAAGTAACCGTTCCAGCGTTGCTTTGATAATATCTTAAGTTTTCGTTAATCCGTCGATACTCTGCGCTTGTTACTGC